TTATGAAAAATTCACTTTATAGGTCTGTGCAGATATACACAGTGGCTTTAAGGAACCTTGTCTGATTGACAGCTTACCTTCCATTTTTGTTGTGTTGAAGTCATATACCCTGTAGAGGTAATACTGTTCGCTGTGCTTTTCACTCATTTCCAGTTCGTTGGCTGTGATAAAGATACTTCCATTCTCCGGACCCATAGTAGCCTTGACCTCAATGTATATTGGATTGCCGTGCTTATCATATGATAAAATATCATATCCCAAACCATCACCATCCAGTTTTGATACCATACGAACCTTTTTATCTTTGCTAAGCTTATATTTCTTTACCTTGGCGCGTTCAAGCTGGTAAACAAATTCTTCTCCGGCATCTCCAAGCTCTTTCTGTGATTTTGCCTCTTCTATGTAATCTACATGGACACCCTGCAATTTTACTTTACTCTTTCTTTGCTTCAAGAGTAAATTCCTTTACCTCAACCTTTTTCTCTTCTTCTAGAAGCTCCGGTGCATTGAAATACTGTGCAGAGTAGATAATATCCTGTACCAGCAAATGATAAGCAGGATCATAATACTTCTGTCTGCGTGGCTCATACATATTTAAGAGTTCTTCATCCTGCATCACATGTTTAAGTATCATATCGCACATACTTTCAAAGAGGAAAACAAGTTCAATATCTCCTGCCTTGGGAAGCTCTGCATAATCTATCAGTTTTGCAAAGTCCACAAACATCTGATATTTGTACAGATAGTATTTTTCCGGGTAACGCATATTTAAGTATACTAATACTGCTCTGTCGTCCTGATAGCTACGGCCAATATTCCCTTCCTTATGGCGTTCCATAATAGCATTTATTTCTTCTTGGAATGTTTCAATCCTTACTCTTAAGTCTATGGTTAAATCATATAATTGTCGGAATAATCCTCTTACATTTTCCGGATCCTGTTGTGCAGCCCATATAATCATTCCTCTTGGATAATACTTACCTGCGGACATAAGATTTCTTGTTTCACCTAATGCCTCTTCCAACATGGCAGAGAAGTTTTCAGCTTCTATATCCCAATGCTTTTGAAAATGGACCACAGCTTTCCATTTGTACAGCTCCTGCTTTTCTATTTGGTTGTAGTGGGATTTATAGAAGTCGTATACTGCCTCAAACATTTTTGTATTCATAGAGTACCTTCTTTCTAATACATATTTCTATAAAAAACATCATCTATGCTCTATTTCTTTTGGAACCCATTTCCCCGGCTCACGCTGTAATATCCATATCTTTCGAATATCCTCTTTCGGTACATCATAATCTCTTTTCAAAAAGATAATAGGATTGTACATCGGAAGAAATGGCTTTCTCCTCATTTCGGCATACGCCAGGGCATTGATCGTATATCTTAACAATATACCTGTCTTACTGTCTGCATCAATTTCATCTGAGAAACCTTCTATATCCACCTTATCCAATGGTGCTTCAAAGGAAGCAAGATAATTATAACTATTCGCTGCATAATTGTCTGCAATGCTGAATTTATCATAATAATATGCCAAGCTCTTCAAAAACTCCGGTGAACCCAGCCATCCCCTTATTGCTTCTTCTACAAACTCATCCACAAATAGGTATCCGTTCAGATTGAAATCATTAAGTGTATTTGGACCACCAAGCCTCATTTTCAAATTTGTTCCAAGCTTATTTTTCACATCAACAATTACGCATTTTCGGCTCATTGTAATCTGACTCCCATCAAAAGAAAAGGTAAAACCCCATTTTTTCAAGTAATCCGACAACACATTTTTTCTTGTCAATGCATGAGGCAAAGTCATTAGTCCTTCCTGCCATATACTATCTTCGTTCTCTCTTGGGGTAATATGGTTTACAATCAGACTATCTATTCTTTTAGGTTTATTGCCGTTTAAAAGCACATCCAAATCCATCTGTTCAATGCCATGTTCATCATAGCGATGGTCTACAATTTCCTCAGCATTTTCTGTGACAAATCTTTTTACATCCTCAATATCGGCTCCCACCATTTCAGCAACCGATGCATACATCTCATTCTTTCCCAAAGTATTTAAGTACATCTTTCCTCCATTTCTCGGCAGGTACATAATCCAAAATATTTTCCGGTGCAATCGCTACATCAGGCTTCATATATGCAAATGCTTCTGATGTATTATTCCCTAATGCTCTTTCTGCTGCACTTGTTATTAAAGTTCTTTTTAACCTGCCCCAATTCTCCTGTCTGTCTTCGTTATACTCTTCTTCACTTCCATAAAAGGTAAAGTATGCCAAATCCTTCAGCTTACATTTGAATTTAACAACATATGTTTTACACATATCCTTCCATTTCGTGTCTATATCTTTTGTCGCTTTATTCAGAGAAGATAATGTGTAAAGAAACTCCGGTGCCTGACATATGGTTGAGTATTCATAAATATCTTTATGAAACATAAATGCATTAATTTGAAAATCATAATATATCTTGTGCCCTATATTATGCAGTTGCTCATTACGTCTTGAAATCATATCTAAATTTCTATATTTCTCATAATCTATATCATATGCAGTATCACCGATATACAGCAACCTATTTTCAATATCGAAACTTATGTTATTATCCTTTAGAAATCTGCAAAGATTTGTGTCGTTACTTAATACCCACTGCAAATTTCGCAAACCATACTTCTTTATTTCTGCACATTCATCACTACTGGTTGTCACTTGAAATGCCACCATTTCCAAGTTTTCTATATCTATCTGCTCTATTCCCATACTATATTTCTCACAAAATTCATCACTATCACTATGGCACTCTATAACGTAACTATCTATAAATTCAAACCCTTTTATCTGCAATGTATCAAGTAACCAATCATATGATGCATCAGGATTTGTAATATCATAATACATAAACATCCTTCTCTCTGTTTTTCAATTTCGTAATATCCCTTAGTATTATATCATATTTTCCTACATATTTCTATTGTACCATTCCCACCCCCACCTTTGGCGCGCCCCTGCCCGAACCAATGTCATTAAGATAAGAAAATATATTATACCGAACAGATATGATAGCTTACATATCTGTTCTCAGACTGTAGACAAAGTTGCTCTGGAATTTACATCCCAGAGCAACTTTGTCTACAGTCTGAAATGCCGCAGATTTCTCTGCGGCATTCCTATCTACATATTCAACTCATTCTGATAACAAATTGATAACACATTTTTGCAACCAATTTGCAACCACGTCTCCCAAAAACTCAGTGTTTTCGGGCATTTCCAGCGTTTTTCTACTACTCAAACTCTGTAATCAATTTACAACAGTATATTCTACTATTCTGCTTAAAATAATTTTACCACTTTAGGGAGCCTACCACAACACATTTCTAATATCTTCAATTCCAATCTTATAGATCAAGTCCACTCTTCTCTTCCAAACAAAAAGGGTATCCCCCCCCAGACAACACACCTCTTGGCTTTACAATCCACCCCTCATCTCCATCCACATCTTCTTTTTCTGAATCACCTGGTCATCCGAAAATGCCGGATGTACGATGTCTTTTATCACCTCATCACCCGCCCCGGCATGAAGCAGCTCTTTTATCACACCTCTTCGAATGGAACCTGTCATATCCGATGAGTAGATGTCTAGCAAAGACATTTGCCCAAAGTTTTCAAGATACCGTGTTTTACGCTCCTCATCATCCCGTTGCTTTTCCACTTCAATTGCAGTCTGTATCGTATCTGCTGTAATTATTGGTGCAACCTTCTTTTCATTCGGAACCGGATGTATCTTTTTCTCCATCTCATCTAAATCCATCGTCATAAACGCAAATGCATCCATCCCATAGAGTTGGGTATTTTCGCTCTTATCCTTTTGTTTCTTCAGGTACGCTAGCGATGCATCACCTACAAACTGACATTCCTCCATCTGTTTTTCCTGTATCTTTTTCTGCTCCGCCGGAACAAATGCTCCACATTTCCGTGCTTCCAGATATTCTTCGTGTTCCCATGGGAACCACTTCTTATCCCGAATTGGATTTTCTCCACGCACAAAGATAATGCACTCATCATCCGGTAAAAGACGGATTTCGTACTCTAACATCAATTCTCTGCCCAGAACATCATAGTTCTCACTATAGGAACCACTGGAACCTTTACTCTCTCCGCTGGTGCGCTTATCAATCGTCCATTTTCCAAGCAACTTCGACACATATTCATAGGTGCTGGCTTCGTTTCCACCCAGATAAATAAAAGTATCGCAGTTACCAACAATACCCTCCCATGCTCCATCGGCAAACAAGGTCTTTAACTGTGCTAGCGACTGCAAAATCGGTACACAATACACGCCTCTACTTCGACAGGTTGCCAGTATTTTATCAAAGTTATTGGGCATTTTAATATTCGCCATCTCGTCTAGCCAAAAACCTACATCCATAGGCAACTTTCCACCAAAGAATCTTGCCTGCCGGTATAGTTCCTGAAAGAGCATGGTATATACCATTCCCGGTACAAAATTAAAAGTATCGTCATCATCCGGGATAATAATAAACAGATTACTCTTTGTCTTTCCATCTCCATTCATGCCTGTCCCAAACTCGTCCAATGGAATGTCATTGGATGAAAAGATTTCCAACAATTCCTCATTATCAAAGGGCTGCATACGGGCATTTACCGTCATAATGACGGAACGAATCGTATCATCCGGGCCTCCACGGTATCTCTGGTATGCTTTCACTGCCGGATGGTCTGGTTTCTTTCTGGCAAGTTCATTCATACGTTCATCCAGTTTGGGAGGTGTGTCATTATCCAAAAACTGTGCCTCATCCAATAAAAAAAGAATGGATTTCCAGTTCTGCTGCAGTAACTCTACTTTACCTTTTTCTGTATTAAAATAAGCCTTCGGGCACTCCATCCAAATATACAGAAACAGGCTTTCCAAAAACATTATTTCGGCTTTTTCCCAAAAGGGGTCCGCACTTGAATTTTTAATATTAGGGGAATTGGTATTTTGAATCAGGTTCGTAACCAGTTTAGTAATATCGCTCTTATTCCGTATATAAGGAAATGGATTAAAGTTCATGCTTTTGTCCATTTCGCATAGATTAAGAGTATATACCCTAGTGTCTTTCTGTTTAGAGAGCCAGGCTCCCAGTTCTTCCGCCAGTCCCCCCTTCGGGTCGGTATACACGTTACAGTCATGCAACGACATTAAATTGGGTGTTAAAAAGAATGCAGTCTTTCCGGCACCACTACCTCCGACCACGAAAACATTATTGTTTCGCAGTGTATCGGAGTCATAGCGAAACCGTACATTTTGCGACAACACCTTGTTCTCCGCAGACAATTCCGAGGTTTTCTCGGTATCCTTAGCTGCATATTTTTCATTGAAGTCACGAACTTCTCCCCATTTTGCCGAACCAAACTCATTTCCGGGCATCCGGTTATGATCCATGCGGTTATAGGCAGAAAAACTTAATATCATCCACAACAATCCTCCTACCAGAACCATATCAGGGTAGAGGTTGGGCGCTTGACTGACTTATTTTCTCTACCCCCGGCCGTAGAATTATAGCTTTAGGGTAGAGATTGGAGCCGGCACAGTCTTGTTTTCTCTATCCTCATCCGTAGAATTATGGCTGCAGGGTAGAAATTGGAGTCTGCACAGTCTTGATTTCTCTATCCTAGGCCGTAGAGTTGAGGCTTCAGGGTAGAGGTTGGAGTCTGCACAGTCTTGATTTCTCTATCCTCACCCGTAGAATTATGGCTTTAGGGTAGAAATCGGAGCCGAATTTGTCTTGCTTTCTCTATCCTCATCCGAGAGATTTAGACTCCGGGGATGACATATTATTGTTGTGGTAATTTTGTTATATTATTTAGGAAATTATTTATGAATTATATAAATATCAGCCCCACATTATGTGGGGCTGACAAGAGATGTCTATTGATTTATATCAATATCTCATAGAATCTTAGAAAGATTTTCTAATTACTTGTTAGCAATAGCTGCCTGTGGGGTGCAGAATGCATGGAGGGGCGATTGTGCAAGATACCTTATTCTTTTTCTTTAGCCGCTAAAATAAATTTATCTTCCAAATCATGCTTTTTAATATATGTTTCATACTCAATATCATTTTTCAAAGCATTATATTTATCCCTAATTATTGACATAATATCAGCTTCATTATTATATATCTTCGTCAAATCACTCCATGTAATGTCCACAATATATACATCTTCTTTTAAAGCAACTTTTTTTATTAACCCCCGAGCCGAGTCCCATTTCCCTTTGCCTTTAATTCTACTCGTAGTAAATATTATCCCAAATTTAGATTCATTAACACGCAACAAAGAAATAAACTTTCCAACATATGTTACATTTACTCCGTTCTCGTAATTCTTACACTCACATAAAAAACTTCTTCCCATAAAAGAATATATTAAATCAATTCTTTCCTTAATTGCAATATCGGTCCAATCAATCAGTAAATCGATTTCATTTGTACTCGTTCTACAATTAACAGCTTTATTAAAAAATTTATTCTCCGAAAAAAACAAGCAACCGACAAGCTGTTCAAAAAACTTCCCTCTCTCTTGATCACTTAACTTATGCTTTTTATTCTTTTCGAAATAAAGTTGATCGCTCTGAATCTGTTCGTAATACTTTTTATACTTTATGAAAACAGAATCAGGCATTTGCATTAACTTCTCATGATGCCCCACCATACTCGGATAGTAGCAATTGCCCCAAAATGCCTAAAATACGGCATTTGTTATATAGATATTATATCATAATAGTTGTGCATGATTTCTGCGCATAATGGAGTTTCGGAGAAACTCCTAAGATGAGCACTGTGTGCTCATTATATCATCAGACAGAAATGCAGAAAACTGTTGTTTCTCACGATTCCATTCAAAATGATCAAATATTTTTCGTATAGCGGTGGCTTTTTGCTCTGTGGTAACAGATTCATCTTGAATCAATCGGATTATTTCCCCAAAATCAACTTTCTTGCGATTTTGTTTTGGAGCGATAGGTGTTTCTAAGGTAGCTAGCTTGGCTTCCAGTTCGTTCTGTCGTGCCATGATCAATTGTTTATTTTCTCGGTATTCATCGAGTGTGTCTACTCCGTTTCGGTATGCTTCTTTTACGCGCTTGAGTTTTACGCTCAAGCTGTCAAGTTCGGATTGCGTACGCTTCACCTCAAGGTCATCCGTTTCCGTTCCGGCTTGCTCGCTGTATATATAGTAAAAATCGGAGGCGGCAAGGGACTGTAGTGCAGATAAAACTTCTTGGATCGCTTTGGTTTCTGTGATACTGCTGGTGGAACGACACACTCCTTTAGCATGCTTCCAGCAATTAAAAAAATGCACATCACGGTGATAGCCTAAATTGGATCCGCATTCGGAACAGGCTATCATGCCTGACAGCCAATGCCCGGCAGTAACGGAAGTTCGTTTGCGGCCAAATCCACCATGTTTTCTTGCCTTGCAGCGCTTGGCTTGTGCCAATCCCCATTGCTCATCTGTAATGATCGGCTCATGCTTTCCGTCAACTATGATAACTTCATCCTCATTTTTGCGCTGGTGATTGTTTCTGTCGTAATAGTTCCAACGGATCTTCCCGATATAAAAGGGGTTATCCAAGATGTATGCGACTGTTTTTAACTCAAATTTGCTACCCCTGTTGCTACGATAACCGAGAGCATTGAGCTTGGCAGCGATGTCAGCCATTGCCATATCATCTTTCGTGTACATATCATATATGTACTTAACGATGTCTGCTTTAGGTGGGTCTATTTCGGGTATGCAGCCTTTCTTTTTGATGTAACCTAGTGGCGCATTGCTGTTGTAACCGCCTCGCAGAGCATTTTCCGTCATTCCACGATGAACTTCGCCGGAAAGGTTATATAAATAAAATTCGTCCGACCATTCGATCACCATCTCGATCAAACGTCCATACATACCTTCGATAATTGGCTCTGATACACTCTGGACATCTACATTGCATTTCTTGCGCAAGATTGATTTGTAATAGGTCGATTCGTCAATGTTGCGGGCGAATCGTGAGAATTTCCATACCAGCACAACATCATATGGATGTGATTTCTCCTTGCAGGTGGCGATCATTTCCTGAAATGCCGGGCGTTTACTGGCATTTTTGCCGGAAATGCCATGCTCTTCTACGTATATTTTGGAGATAAGCATATTGTTTCTAGCTGCATATTCTTTGATTTCACGGATCTGACTATCCGGGGACAGTTCTTCTTGTTTGTCAGTGGATACACGCACATAGGCGCAGGCTGTTTTTATCATATTCACACACTCCTTTGGTATAATTTATAAAAATGTGTATAAAAATAACACATCTTTGCAAAATGTGCCTGTGTGTGATACAATAAGCTTGCTTAGGGCGTGTTTGTATCACCAGACACGTGTTGACTGCCTCTGGTCGTTGACCGGGGGCAGTTGACTTTTACAGCAGATTTGCTATAATACACTTAACAAGAGAGCCAAACGCTAGGTGCAGACTAGCCGCCGGCATAAATAAGAAGAAAAAAGTAACGCCTTACTTTGTCGAAGCTGGGGCGTTACTTTTTGCGTATAAGCGATATAACAAGAGTAATCACTGCGCAAAGCATAATCACAAAAGTAAATAAATCACTGTATGTAACCATTGGCATCAGCCCCTTTCGTAAAGTCCGGTGGCTGTCGTAGCACCCTTTGGCTCCCCAGTTAAATGTACATTATTATGTTAATCAATAAAAAACTCCGGGTCCGAAGGACGCCGGAGTACGTTCCAAATCACTCCGGAATATCACAATTAAAGTAACTCGCTTTTCTTTTTGTCAAATTCTTCTTGCGTGATTGCTCCAGAATCTAATAATTCCTTATACTCTTTAATAAGTTCAATGGTATTAGCATTATCGGATATAGAATCTTGTTGCTTTTTCTGTCGTTCGCGCAATTCCCTTTGTGCTTTTGCATTTATTGCTTTTTGCTGTTCGCTTTCTTCCTTGCTTTTGCCGCAACCGCAATTGGTAACATAGTCGGCGTTTATTCTGTGGCAAAAATAGCATTCCCAATCGCCATCATTCATGCTGTTTTTGCGATGCTCTGCAACGAAAGAATTAGCTGCGCTAGAGAGCGGTGAATACTCTGATGATTCGTATTCGGAATGATGGTATACTGTTGGTTTGGATAAAGCAACAAGAAGAGCGATGAGCCCGAAAAAGAATCCCCACCAGAACCAATTTTCATCATATCCTTTATTTTCAACGATTTTGTTTGTTGCAAATCCCCAAATGGCGCCTTGAACCGCCCATATAATTAGATAGATCATTTTGTACCTCCTAGATTTTCATAATTTGTTGTGATGTGCTGTCAATTCGATGTCGTTGACGTTAATGTTTGCAGTTTCGAAGTCGTGATTAAGTATGTGTCTTAATTCGTGTTGATAGGCCTGTAGCCGTTTTTCGTGGGAAATTCTTGCATTGAGAAAAATGCTATAACTGCCATCTTCATTGACCGTTACTGATGCAGGTACAGAATTTCCAAAGTCGATTAGAAAACTATTAATATCATCGTATATTTGCGTCACCCCCTTAGTCTATAATTATGAATTACCCTGCTCTTTACGTTTTAATGCCATTAACATGCTATGCACAGTTTGTAGATCTTCGGGATCTGCGTCTCTGGCTGCGTCAAAGAGTAAGGATAGTTCTTTGTTGTCATAAATCTCTTGTGCTATTTTGCTTGTTTCTGGATTGAGATAGTAATCATCTGTATTACTGGCAGATTTTTCTTCTAGCAAGTCGGATTTCATAATATGAAAATAATCTGCAAGCAATTGTACCTTATCCATACGTGGAAGTTTTGCACCTGTACACCAATTTGATACGGTTGAAGAACTCAATCCTAAATCGCGCATAAGATCCATTTGGTTTTTGCCTTGCGATGTCATATAGTGTTTAAGGTTTTTTGCAAAAATTTTTTTATATTCGTCTTCTGCCATATGATACAACCTCCTTATAAGATACTAATACCATAAAAGCGAGAAAAATGCAACAAAAAGTAAAAATAATCTCGCAAAAAGGGTTGACATCTCGCTATTAGCGAGATATAATGTGTTTGGAAAGGAGGAAAACGATGGCTAATAAAAAGAAGAAAGACAAAAAGAAAAGAAAAAAGCTATCAACTTATGAGATATTAAGTCTTATAATAGAAGCGGTCGGAGTACTCGCAACACTCATTGCTTTATTAAAAGACTAAGTTGATAGCTAGGGTGGGAGGGGCGAAAGCCCCAACCACTTGAAGTATAGCACATCGTATATAATAATACAATGAAAAGCAGTGATAAGATTAGACACACATTGACTGTAATTCTCTGTTTAGCAACTATTGTGGGTGTTAAAATGGGGATGCCTATTCCGGTAAAGATATGTATGGGATTTTTAGCAGTAGTGTTACTGGTGATGATTCTGTATAAGCTAATGAGTAGAGATTAGGTAAGAAGGCTGACCTATCGGCTACACGGGGAGAAAGGAAAGATGGAAGTGTTACAAATTAGTTTGGCGGCGGCAAGGGTTAATGCAGAAATGACACAGGAACAAGTGGCAGAAAAAATGCAAGTCGATAGATCTACTGTTAGAAGATGGGAAAAGGGAGATAAAATTCCTGGATATGATGAATCGAAAAAATTATCGGCTATATATAATATACCATTGGACTATATTTTTTTTGGGAAAAAATCTCGCTAAAAGCGAGAGCTGGCGCTGATTGACAAACCTCGGTACTAACGTACCGAGATAACCTCGGTATTTTTTGTATGATATTGCCATCAAAACGAAAGGAAAGAAATTGTATGGTAACAACAATAAGATTGCCGGAAGAATTACATAGCAAGTTAAAGAGGAATGCAAAGAAGCAAGGGATGACATTCAATGGATATGTATTAAGCATATTGTGGAAAAGCGTGCAGACAATGTGCCATAACGACACAATACAGTTTTGATGATACAAACACGCCCTAAGCAAGTGCGTGAATTTGGGAAGGAGGGTAACGATGCGAGATGATACATCATTTTCTGATCGCAAGTTGTCAGAAAAGGAATTTTCCGACAAATACTGGATGAAAGGAAAATTCAAATATCAATACCATACAGCAGGGATAGAAGATGCAAGAGACGAAAGAGAACAGTTTGTATTTAATAATGTCCGTGCATTGTATGATTTGTATAATGATCTGCTGGTAAACAATGTCTATCGCATGCAGGCAGAGATTAGGCAGATAAACAGAAGAATTAGTCAATGTTTTAACATAGTTCGACTAATTCTTCTGCTCACAATTATTTTAATTTTAACAGAAAGTTTGTTATAGCGGACATATTTCTGTTAAAGCTGTTTTCAAAATAGATGATGGTTTTATCTTCTATTTCGATATTGTTAGCCAAATTATCTCCGGGACTACAATTTATGTATCCACGAGATTTTAATTTCCAACATTGTTCAGCTATGTATTCATTGCTGACATCGGACATTATTAGGTCTCTAACATAGTTGGAGTTTATAAAGAAATTTGCCTTGTCGGGTGGGAGGGTATCCATTCGACAAAGCATCTCTTTATACAAAAGAGTTAGGACCTTTTTTTGGAAATTTGTTAAATCATCCATTTGTTTACCCCTTTCGTATAACTCGGCTCATGCAGGAGCCTGTAAATTAAGGATATCACAAAGTATTATGGTTTAACAAATTCCAAACAAAAACAGAAAGGAGGGGAAACAATGGACAACTGGCATAAGACAGACATAAAGTTGCGTCTTGATCTGATGGTAGACGGGGAAGGTCTTTTAGATCGGGTTGTGAAATTGAAAAATGCAGCAAATGAAGCTGCTGTGCTGGCAACCGGAATAGAAAAGTATTTGACATTGCAACAGCCGGACTTAGAAGAGCAAAGTCCGGCTGCACCGGAAGATGATAAATAAAATAAGAGGTTGATCTGGTGATACAAACACGCCCTAAGCAAGCATAAGACAACCAGATCACTTCATATATTGTCACAATTTTGGAGGTGATTCTATGTGTAGAATATTAATTAAAAAAGCCGGCAAATTTGTCGATTTTGAAACATTAACATCAGAGGAAAAAGATACAGTGCGTTGTAATGTGACTGGTAAGTTAGCAGATACGCTCATGCTTCAGCTTGGATACAAGAGAGTTGCGAAGCAGCGAAAAGAGAAAGCGGGATAATACAAATTGCTGAGCTATCGGCATGACGGGCAAACTCCCACCCTATTTTGATCCCCCGGCGTTTAGCCTGCCGGGGGATTAGAGAACAAGAAAGGAGAACCTTATGACAGTACAGAGGGCGACTACGTTAGACAGCCATAAAGAATGCAGATTGTGCGGCAAGATCTATTCATTGCGACATGACAAAAGGTTTTGTCCGTGTGGCGGATTTATCTATACGATCAGTCAGGTGTATCAGCCAAAAGTAAAAAAAGAGCAGTAGACGAATCTACTGCCCCTATGATGAACCATACAAGTTACACCGTACAGATCTATTGTAACAAACATATGGTTCATCCGTCAATAAATCCACTGACGGATATTTTGTTAGGAGGATTTATGTGGAAAGACGAATATCGGGTCAGTGATCCGTTTTTTATCGTGCATTGTAAAAGTTGTGGAAAAAAGTATTGGAGTACCAGACGGAGCAATGCAGTGTGTAGCTTTTGTCACAGCGAAAATGTGTATACGGAGACACCGAAGCACACGATCGTCAAAGAAGGAGGGTAATAATGTACACCATATGTGTTGCAGCATTAAAGGGTGGCGTAGGTAAGACAACGACCGCCACCAATATAGCATATTTGTTAAGCAAAAGTAACAGGGTATTATTTGCAGATGCCGATTGTCAAGGCGATTCGTCAAAAGTGTTTGGAGCGTATTCTGCATCGTTTGGCGGCATGGCAAAGCTGATGCAGAATGGCATATCTGTATCTGATGATATTACCGTAGATGATTACTGCAGAACACCAAAGTCTGGCAGTTTAACAGTGCTTCCGGCGAATGAGTGGCTGCAGAAAACGAATGCAGAACTCATGCTCGAAAGAAAGATGAATCAGATCAACATATTGCAGAAAGCATTGGATTCTGTGCAAGAAGATTATGATTACTGCGTGATTGATTGTGGACTACAACTGGATCTGACAGTAGTTAATGCGATTATGGCATCAGATTTGGTGCTGTCACCGATGCGTCTTGGTGGATTTGAGCTTGCTGCACTGACACGTTTACAGGAACAACTCTATGATTTACGCAGGATACGTCCGGATATTAAATTGATGATTTTTGGAACTATGTTCCAGAACAATGCTTCGTCCCGCGAGGCAGAATGTCAGATGCGTAGTCATTTTGGACAATCATATATGCAAACTCATATACGCCATAGCACACCGTTGATGCGTCGGTCTTTTGGTGCAGGAACGATTACGCAAAGTTCTCCACGTTGCAACGCATCTAAGGACTACATAGCGCTGTTAGATGAACTGCTGGGAGGTGACTGGCGTGAATAAATTTAGCATTTTTGATGGGTTGAGTGCGGCGTCTGTTGCTGATGCAGATAATACGGATCGTGCCAGGTTAGCGCTTACAGACGTTCCGTATGACAAGATCTATCGCAATTCGGACAACTTTTATCCACAGAGTGAAATCAAAGAATTGGCTGCGAAAATCTTAATGGTTGGTTTGTTAGAGCCGATGACTGTTACCTTTAATCCATGCGAGCAGGGTGAGTACCGCCTCACAGATGGTGAACGCAGATATAACGCTATTGGGTATTTGCGCGAACAGGGGTATGAGGGATTTGATGTGGTGTCAGTCCGCATAAAGCCGGTAAAGAACGAACATGAGGAACGAATAACTCTGATTCTGGGTAACTCTTATCGTACAAAGGATATTGCTACGTTGATCAAAGAGGAGCAGGTGCTAAAGGAAGAATTGACCCGAATGAAAGCAGAGGGGATGTCTTTGAATGGCTACGATCTGCAAAAAGGCAGGATCAGAGATGTGATTGCGGACTTGATGAACGTGTCAAAGACTAAAGTGGCAGAGCTGGAAGCGATAGCGAAACATTTACGCCCGGAACTTATGAAGAAGTTAGAAAATGGTGAGATAAAGCAGTCTACGGCATACAAGCTATCCAAATTGACGCCAGAGGAACAGGCAAATTATGTGGACAAGCCTAAGGTAGAAAAAGCAAAACCACAGGCGCAGTCGGATGTGCCCAATGCAACCAAACAGCAGGAATGTGCGAATAGAAAACAACCGGGAGAATCAAAGAAGGAACAGATCTATATTCCGTCACTGTCTCAATATATTCTGCGGACAGAGGGGTGTTCTGTTGCTGATTTTCTCCGTCGCTATTTACCGGATGATGTCGATGTGACAGTCTTAGCAGATGCATTGTTGCTGCTGGCGCATAACTATCAACGAGATATCGTGCAGCAACGCATGGTAGATTGCACGGGGGAGTATAAGAATGCGGATAGTTAAGATATGTGGGAAGTTGTCTAATCCACCGCCAAGCGGCAGAAGAGAAGGAGGCAGATCATTGCGCAGAGATGATAAAGACATAAAAAGTATGAATCGGTACGAATACCGAGAACTGAAAAACTTTTGCTACCAATACCCATGGTGGCACAAACAATTGGAGGAATTAAATGAGAATCTAGGGGTGTCAGCTAGCAGTTATGATGATGTTCCTACGGCGAAATCCATGGATTCTGCCGTAGAACGCAAAGCACTGCGCATGGTGCAACTTAACGAGAAGATCAACATGGTCGAGTTGGCGGCGCAAAGTGTTAGTAAGGATTTGGCATTTTACATATTGGAATATTGCACGAATCCGGGGATGTCTTTTGCCAGATTGGACGCATTATATGGCGTACCGTGTTCCGAGGCTACGTTTTATCGCCACAGGACAGATTTTTTTCGAGCATTGCGGGACATTCGAAATGACTATAAGACACATAGTTGTTCTCGTTTTGGGCGGCAAAACTGGAACCGGAAGCGCGAATCATGGAATAAGGGAAGGAGCAAATAATGAGATTTCCAAAGACAAAAAGAGATTTTGAGATAGATGTAATGAAGGCGTATTGCGACGGATTTATGACTGCATGTAATCAGGACGTAGGGGATGTTCGATCGCAAATGCTCTCATGTGCCGGTGGTTTTTGCAAGGACAATGTTTTTCGATTTATTGGTAGAGATAATTTGCCGGATTTTGTGAAAAAACATTTTGGAATGTAAGCAGTGAGCGGTGATAATTGGTGGTTCGATTCCACCACGCTGCATTTATGCGACGCCTGATCAGCCGAGCATAAGTAGTACGCCTATAGTTCAGTGGGATGCTGTATCGTTTACGGGATGTGGTATCGTGCGTTTACGCTATAGGTTAGCTGTTCAATATATTCCACCGTGGCATGACCTAAGTTGGCTTCATTGCTGTC